AAACAAACACATGAAAGATTAGAAATGATCATAGAGTGGTATAATGCTCAGACTGTAATTGAGAATAATATTTCTTTATTTATCTTATATATGATATCTAGAAAAAGACAAAGATATCTAGTTCCCAAAAACCAAATAATGTTCTTAAAAGACTTAGGTGCAAATGCTAACGTCTTCCAGGAGTATGGCTGGAGAAATACAGGAGTACTATTTAAGCATCATTTATTAAGTTATGTCATAGAATACTGTAAAGAAGAACTAGATACAGTAACTAAACCTGATGGAACTATAGTAAGAACAACTTATGGTGTAGAAAGAATCCCTGATATAATGTTACTTAAAGAAATGCATGCATATACAGATGGTTTAAACGTGGATAGACTAGTTGCATTTTCTGCAATGGTTGCATTTATGAGAATACAACAAGCAAATATAGGATATGCTAAAAGAGTTATTATGGATGATGCAAGTAAAAACTTGCAAAAGTCAGAAAATTTGTTTAAATTAAATAGCAGTCCTTTCCGTCATATAGGAGGAAGAGGTACTAATGTTAACGGTCAATATATTAAAAGATCAGCATTTAAAAATTTTAAATAAAAGACATGCAAGTATTAAATGCAATGCAGCTTAAAGCTGGAGCTAAAGTAGAAAAAGAAAGAATGGGTGGTATTACCCAACCATTACAATTTATTTCTAAAACAGATAAAAATGAAGAATGGGCTGCTTGGAATTGTGATTGGCTAGAATGGCAGGGATTAAGACAAATAAGAAGAAATGCCAGAAGGCTAATGAAAAACTATAAACTTGCAAAAGGTATTATAGATAAGTCTGATTATATTGTTGAAGAAAATAATGAATATAGAGATGTTGTAGAAGTACTTACAAGAGCAGATGATACAGCATTAGAATTAAAATTTTATCCAATTATACCAAATGTTATTAATGTTCTAGTAGCTGAATTTGCTAAAAGATCTACTAAACTTACATATAAAGCTGTTGATGAGTTCTCATATAATGAGATGCTTGAACAAAAAAGAAAGTCTGTTGAAGAAGTATTATTATCAGATGCTCAAATTAAAATTTCTGCAGCTCTAATGGAGCAAGGAATGGATCCACAATCAGAAGAAGGACAACAAGAATTATCTCCAGAAAAATTAAAAACACTTCCAGAAATAGAACAATACTTTAAAAAAGATTATAGGTCCATGATAGAAGAGTGGGCAACTCACCAACATAAGGTAGATGTAGAAAGATTTGGAATGAATGAACTTGAAGAAAGAGGATTCAGAGATATGCTTATTACAGATAGAGAATTCTGGCATTTTAAAATGATGGAAGATGATTATGAAGTAGAATTATGGAACCCTGTAGTTTCCTTTTATCATAAATCTCCAGATGCTAGATATATATCTCAAGGAAACTGGGCTGGTAAAATAGACATGTATACTATAGCAGATGTTATAGACAAGTATGGATATTTAATGACAGAAGATCAAATGGAATCTTTAGAAGCATTATATCCTGTTAGAGCTTCTGGATATAACATTGGTGGATATCAAAATGATGGTAGTTTTTATGATGCTACTAAGTCACATGATTGGAATACAGATATGCCTTCTCTTGGTATGAGACAATATACTTCTGCTATGGCAGGTAATGTAACAAATGGTGGTGATATTATTAGTCAAATTTTAACAGAAGGCGAAGATATTTATGATCAAGGAACAGCTTATTTATTAAGATGTACAACAACTTATTGGAAATCTCAAAGAAAAGTTGGACATCTTGTTAAAGTATCAGAACAAGGAGAAGTTACAAATGAAATTATTACAGAAGATTACAAGGTAACTGACAAACCTATATATGATACAAGATTATTTAAAAATAAAACTAAAGATAATATTGTATTTGGAGAACATATAGACTGGATATGGATTAATGAAGTATGGGGTGGTGTAAAGATAGGACCAAATATTCCATCTTTTTGGGGCATGAATAATCCAGGAGGATTTGCACCAATGTATTTAGGTATTGATAAATCTAAAATTGGACCATTAAAATTTCAATTTAAAGGAGATTCATCTATCTATGGTTGTAAATTACCTGTAGAAGGATCTATCTTTTCAGATAGGAATACTAAGTCTACAGCTTTACTTGATTTAATGAAGCCATATCAGATTGGATATAATATAGTAAACAACCAGATTGCTGACATATTAGTAGATGAGTTAGGTACTATTATCATGCTAGATCAGAACACTCTTCCTAAGCACTCTTTAGGAGAAGACTGGGGTAAGGGTAATTATGCTAAAGCATACATGGCAATGAAGAACTTTCAGATGCTTCCTCTTGATACTAGTATTACTAATACAGAGAATGCACTTAACTTCCAACATTTCCAAAAACTAGATCTATCTCAGACAGAAAGATTAATGTCAAGAGTAAGTTTAGCTAATCACTTTAAACAACAAGCATTTGAAGTAATAGGTCTTAATCCACAAAGAATGGGACAACAGATTGCACAAATGACTGCTACAGGAGTAGAACAAGCTACTGCAGCATCTTACGCTCAAACAGAAATATTCTTTATACAGCATTGTGATTATCTAATGCCAAGAGTACATCAGATGAGAACTGATTTAGCTCAATACTATAATTCAACTAAACCATCTGCAAGATTAACTTATATGACATCTGCTGATGAAAAAGTTAATTTTGAAATTAATGGTACTGACTTATTAATGAGAGATCTTAATATCTTCTGTAGTACTACTGCAAATCATAGAGCTATCCTAGAACAACTTAAGCAAATGGCAATGCAAAATAATACTACAGGAGCTAGTATATATGACTTAGGTAGAATAGTACAATCAGACTCTATTGCTGAACTTACTTCTATAATGAAAGATGCTGAAGCTAAACAACAAAAAGCACAACAACAAGAAGGAGAGTCTCAACAAAAAATGCAAACAGAACAAATTCAAGCTAAAGCTCAAGAAGAACAACTTAAAAGACAGTATGAAGAAACTCAAGCTGACAAGGATAGACAAAATCAAGTTCTTGTTGCTGAAATTAAAGCTTCTGGTTTTGGTGCTATGCAAGATGTTAATAAAAATGAAATGTCAGATTACCAAGACTCAATGAAAGATATAAGACAAACTGAACAGTATCAGTCACAAACAGCACTTCAAAGAGAAAAGCAAAGTAATGATATGGTAAAGCATTCTCAAAAATTAAGTGTAGAACAACAAAGGTTACAGAGTCAGCAAGAAATAGCTAATAAACAATTAGAAATTGCTAGAATAAACAAGAATAAATTTGATTCAAAACCTAATGATAAAAAGAAATAAACCTTTAGCTATATAGTGCTAAAATAAATTTTTTTATTTTAAATATTTAAAATTTAATTAGTATATTATTATAACAACCAATAAAAAACCAAACAATGAATAATGACACTAATGAGGCAACTCAAATACAAGATTCTACAACGGTAGGACAAGCAGATGTAAATATTGATGAACTCTTTGGATTACCAGGTGCAGAGAATGTAATGTTACCAGAAAATGGTGAAGAACCTGAGAAACCAAAAACTATGTTTACTAAAGAAGTAGTAGACACCACGTTCCTTGACAAGCCTATAGCTAAAGAAGCTTTGGCACTGAAAGAAGAAGTAAATGAAGCAATAGCTGAACTTGATGATTTAATATCTCAAGAAGAAGATGCTGGTAATAAAGGAAGACCTAAAGTAGATAAATCAGGTCTTTTAGAGTTAGCATCTAAAATGATTGAAGAAGGAGCTTTAGTAGCATTTGATGATGATAAACCATTAGAAGAATACACTACTAAAGATTTTAGAGAATTATTTGAAGCTAATGCAACAGAGAGAGAGAATAAAGTAAGAGAAGATGTTCCAAGAGAATTCTTTAATGCTTTACCAGAAGAACTTCAATATGCTGCTAAGTATGTAGCTGATGGAGGACAAGACTTAAAAGGTCTTTTTAGAACTCTTGCTCATGTTGAAGAAATGAGACAACTTGATACTACTAATGAGTATGATCAAGGAGAAATTGCAAGACAATATTTACATGCTACTAATTTTGGAACAGCAGAAGAAATTGAATCAGAAATTCAAGACTGGAGGGATTTAGATAGATTAGAACAAAAAGCTAATCAATTTAAACCTAAGTTAGATAGAATGCAAGATGAGATAATTGCACAACAGTTGGCAGAACAAGAATATAAAAAAGAACAACAACAGCATGCTGCTAAAACATATACTGATAACATATATAATACATTGTCAGTAGGTGAGTTAGGAGGAATTAAGTTAGATAAGAAAGTACAAAGCATGTTGTATTCAGGATTAGTTCAACCAAGTTATCCTTCTATATCAGGAAAACCTACTAATTTGTTAGGCCACCTTTTAGAAAAGTATCAGTTTACTGAACCAAGACATGATTTAATTGCAGAAGCACTTTGGTTACTTTCAGATCCTAATGGTTATAAGAACAAAGTAAGAGAACAAGGTTCAAGAACTGCAACAGAAAAAGTAGTAAGACAATTAAAAACAGAAGAAGCAAGAAAAATTACATCTTCTGTACAACAAGAAAAAGAAGAACCTAACAGAACTTCAGCAAATAAACAACAAAAAACAATTTCCAGAAATGGTGGAAATATGTTTAGAAGATTTTAATAAATAAGTAACAAATAAAACAAATATAAAAATGGCAACTCCAGTAATGAACAATGGCATATTCCTACGGGATACAGCCTATGCGGCAAGTTCCCACGTGGATTCATACCACTTGGTAAACATGCTGAAAGATGCAGAACCAATGGACTTAGGTCCAGTAGACCTTTGGGCAATGGCTCAAAGAGTTGAAATGCCTCTTTACCAATTATCATCTTTTGGTGGTAAGAATGTAATTAATGTTGATAATGCTCGTGGAGAGTACAAGTGGCAGACTCCTGTCTCTACTGATCTTCCTTACATTGTTGAAGACATTGAATCAGGTAATGACTTTAAAGGTATAGATGGTACAACCTTCCGTATCAAGTTAAACAAAAGAGAATTTGGACATGGTGATATTATCACATATGACAAATATAATGGTTGTGAGATGTACATCACTGCAGAAGATATTCTTCCAATGGGTGATGGATTTATCTACACAGTACAGTTAGTTAACAATGATAACTATAAGTTTTTAGATAACAAGTACTTATCTAATGGTACTAAAGTTTTTAGAAAAGGTTCTGCCCGTGGTGAATATGGTGAGAGATTCTCTGACATTATCACTAACACAGGTTTCCGTGAATTTTACAACTATGTAGGTGGAGCAGAAGCTCACGTACATTATTCTGTATCTTCAAGAGCAGACTTAATGATCAAAGGTGGAATGAATGCAGATGGTACAGTTCCTGTAACTGAAATCTGGAGAACATTTGACAAAAACATAGATCCTTCTATTTCATCTTTGGATGATATGGTTAAGGTTATGGGTAAAGACAAAGTAAAAAAAGCATTTGATAATGGAGATCTTTCTAGAACTTTCTTAACTAATATGGAAGCTGCTCACCTTTCTAAGGTAGCAACTGACATTGAGACCTACTTAATGTGGGGTCATGGTGGTAGAGTTCGTCAAGATGGACCAGATGATGTTAGGTTGTCAGTAGGTTTATGGAAACAGTTAGATAACTCTTTCAAAAGAGTATACAACAAGAATAACTTTACACTTGACTTGTTCCGTGGAGAAATCTATAACTTCTTTAATGGTAAGGTTGAATTCCAAGGTCCAGATCCTAAGCGTTCTCTAGTAGTTCAAACAGGTATGGGTGGAATGCGTATGGTAAATGAAGCCATTAGAACTGAAGCTGTTGCTTCTGGTTTATTAATTCAAGCTGCTGATATTGGTGCTATCACTGGTAAAGGTATGGACTTGAACTTTGGTTTCTCTTACACATCTTATGTAATTCCTTTCTTGGCAAATGTTAAGTTTGTCTTGAATCCTGCATTTGACAATGTACATACAAATGA